TAATCTTCATCTAGTACATCGCTGTAACAATTACCGGCTTCGAATGTATCTTTAACATCAAGATATTCTTCTAGTTGCGCCTTTAATTTCAATTCGCCACATGGTCTTGCTCTTTCTAAATCTACAAACGGAATACCATACATCTGTGACATTTTAAGGAGATATGCGTCGTCAAGTTTACTTTCTTGTTCGATCATCTCATGAACAATTAAATCTTCTAATTCATCATAATTCTCAGTATATAATTCTTCTATACCATAAGATACGATAAATTCTGATTGTCCCGGCTTAACATTTGATATCCCATTATCTTCATATGTAGTATCGTATTGAGTACAGAATAAAGATTCTAAGACTTGCATTTCTTGGGGTGGTAACTTGACCTTTGCCACATCTTCCTTAGTGATCTGTCCCCAATGTTTGCCAAGCTGTGCGGCGGCTTTCATACATATTTGCCGGCGTAATGAATACTTAATAGTATTTAATTCGCGCCTGACACATTCCGATAATCTAGGCTTAAAAAATACCGCAAACGATAAATCCGTGCGGTATTCAGGTGCAAATTTATATTTAGCCCACATAAGGCAGAAGTTAGTCAATGCTGACTGTAATTTATCTTCATAAGTAGCCATGGGGTCTGTAACATATTGATTTTTTGCAATATATCCAAAGAAAGAATAATTCAATTCGATGATCTCATCACGAATATCTGTGTATGTATTACGTTCTTCAAGCGTGGTCTGCGGGAGCATATCATAGAGTTCCTGAGTACGGGCTTTTACCCAATCAGTCTTTTTCATGTGTGCCCGATCTAACTTTGTAGGTATGCTCGAATAATACAAAATATGCCACCTTTTACGTCACGTAACTACAATATGTTGTGGAGAACCAAAATCATAATAGCATAAGTCAAATTAAAAACAACAGTATTATTTTACAATTATGTTACAAGACCGGTAGTGCTGATTAAATTTACAAAAAATTTACAAATGCCGGTATTGCTGTCAACGCTCATCAAATAGCAATTTTGGATAAATTTGGTAGATTCCGCGGCTAAAAATTCACTTTACTACACTAAACTTTCCCGAATAATTTCAGAATATTTTCGATCAACGGATAAAACCCTGACTTTTACCTCCGGATAAAATTCCGAAATAATTCCGGAAATTTTGACCAAAGTTAAATAATAAAATTATCAAGGAACATCATAACAAATTTTAAATAACAAAAAATAAACATAAAATAATTAAGTAAAAATTAAATTTAATAATTAGAATTAAAAGCTATTAGGATACTCCTGAAAGATTTTATTATTTAACTCTGCGCCACATTCTGAAATTATTTCGGAATTTTATTTTGGAAAATTTCGTATGTTACAAATTGATGTCAGCCACATTTTTGCCTTTCTTTTTTCGCAAAAATCGTTTATAGTTTTCTTACACGACAAATGCCGTTGTCGAGGTTATCGCGACAGTAGGTTATAGGAACGGCATTTCCTAAACACCTGAACATCTTGATAGCTTCGACAACGGTATTTTTCTCTCTAAATCGTTAGTATGATTGAACTCAGTTTCATGGAAAAGGTGGTGATGACTTCTTGAAACAACCTGATTATCTCGAAATTTATCCGTCAGAAGTCGCCGCCCGAAAGATTAGCCGGCATCTCGATAAGATGATCGCCACTAAGCCAAGGGTATATCGCAAGACGTTATTAAGATATAAGAAACTCGCATACTTGTTACTTGAATGTGTTACGAAGATAGTTCGTATGCTTCAATCGGAAATGTTGTTATCTTCTTCTGATACCGAATTTGACGAATTAGGTTCTAACATAGATGTAGAACAGATTGATGAACTCCGCGATTCTGTTGATAATCTCGGAAATCTTATCGAGAAGAAGCCGTCAAATGAGATCAAGAAGTTGACCGGTGAGACTCTGCGTACTTACCGTGAGGTATTTAATCAGGCTACACAGCATGATTTTGGTTATATAGAAGTAAACGAATGTGCCGGATTACTTGATTATTGGATGATTCACAGATTTTCCGGTATCAACCCTAATTTTAAATTTCAAATCAAACAATTACCTGTATGGGCGTCTTTTATAGTAATCGCATATGGTAGATATCATTCATTGGGTTATACGCAAAAATTTGTTGAAGATTTTAAGTTGTGGTGTGATTCGTTAGATGACGATGACAGTAATTGTTGGGCATTACCATATAACATTTTTAGTATGACGAAAGTAATTGATCCGGGGAATTTTACAATAGACGCTATGGTTATTTATGACCTGCTTATCGATGGAAGTTTATATCAGCTTATGGATATTAAAGTACCAATGAACTCCGCGTTTATTGTTAAGTTCTTAAAAGATTATCGTCCTGATACAGAACACGATGTTCGTACTCGGTTTATTAAGCAGAATAACCTGATAGAGAAGATCGGTTTACATTCATCAGAAGAATTGTTGGGGGTAGACGAGGCATGAGCAGAATTTACTCCGCGACAAATAAGATCAAGTTTACAAGTATTTCCGAAGTCTATCGAGTTAAGAGAAATGTCAGAAGTACGTTGAGTGATTTACATTCTTCGGTAATTACTTATGTTACCGGACACTTTGATGGAACCAATGCTTATAAACAGCAGGTTGTACGGGTGCTGAATATTTTGACGTATGCGGTATATGCGTCAGAGACACTTCCTTCTAATTGGAGAAAGAACAGACCATTTGAGAATGTGCCGGACATTGATGACGACATGATCCAAGAGGTCTTGGGTGACATCTATCTTACTGTTGACGCAATAGATTGGGATGTTCAAGCGGTAGATTACACCACTGATAATATTAACGCACCGAAGTTTACTCAGGTTACATCTGTTATATCTGCGCCGGTAACTGCGGTAGCTAAAGACGTAACCATAAAGGAAACTCCGTCAACAGACTTGTATATTCAGGCACCTGAGATTCCGCAGTTTGATGTAACAAGACCGTGGATACAGAAACAGTGTGGTTCTGATTTGTTGACTATTTACACTACGTTACCGGAGATACCTCAAAGACAGCGCGATATATCAATCACTACTGATGTTACTAAGATGTCTGATACTGATTTAATCAAGCTGTATCCTAATCATTTTGTAAGGACTCGCGCACCTATTATGTATGAGCCACAGACTAATATGGACTTTGATCGGAACTTCGGGGTTATCTTACCTATTGATGACTACTCGCGTGAGCAGGTAGTTGAAAACATAATTAAGTATCCGCATTTATATAAGTTGGCGCGTGAGCAGAATAATGAGTTGGTTAGCTTTTACGCCTATATGGAAATAGGTGGTGAACTAGTAGATACGCTTGAAATTTGGGATAAACTCGAAATCGCCAAGTGGATACCTAAGCAAGTTGAGTTTATCAAAGAATATATCGTCAGGAAGTATTTGATGGATATTGAGTATAAGGGTGCTGAGTATAAATATCCGATTTTCGGTACTCTTGATCCATATCTCACGTTGTTTATGCCGGCGGAAGAATACGCTAAACGTGGTTACGACATTGTAGATTTGGCAAAGAAGTGTGTTCAAAGTCGAGTATCTTATAAGCAATCAAGAAGCCCAATATTAAGGAGGATTAACGAGAGTGCATAATTGTATGTTCACCGGACATTGTATCAAGTCATCTTGCGATCCGTCTTGTCCTGCACTTACGGAATCTTCTTTCTTGCTCGAACAGAATGGTATAGGGCTTAATAGTAATGTGTTTCATACAGACGTGAACTTGTTGCAAAAATATAACAGAATTATAGAAAATGCCGAAGGTAAGGTACAGACGGTTATAGCTAAAAATACCAATGCTGTTGCCGAAGTAATTACTTATTGTGGTATCTGTAAGTATTGGAAAGGTAGTCGTTTGCACACGGCTGTCTATAATTTAAAGCTGTCACAATATTTGGAAGCCATTCAAGGAAGTTGGACTAGTCAATCTAATAGTGATGATCTCGAATATCAGAAGATTTGGGTATCGAAAGCAAAATTGCTGATAATTTCTAACATCGACTTTGTAAATTTCAAAGATTTCCAATGTCAGCAATTATTGTCATTATTGCAGTCAAGAGATAAACCTGAGATGGGTACGATAATAGTATCACCGACAACAACCTCGCTTGTTGGTAGCGGATTATTCTTTAACAGATTACAAGAAACATTAGGAAGAACGACGGTTAAATAATGAACTCGGCAATAGAACTACAAGTTATATCAAAGATACTGACATCTGACGATACAGAGTTAGTAAATGAATTGTGTAGTTTTGACAGTTCATATTACTCTGTGTTCAACCGGCAGATTTCTTTTATCTTAGATCATTTACAGCAATATAATACTGTCCCTGACATCTTTACGTTTCAGGCGGAATTTCCTGACGCAGTTATTGTAGATGTATCAAGAGAACCAAAAGAGTTCTTGATTTCGGAACTTCGTAAAAATAAACAGAGAATCCTTTTAGTTGATACCTTCAATAAATTGAAAGATTTAGGTTCCGGCGACGTATCGGACGCATGGAGTTATTTGCGTCAACAGTGCGATAACGCAGATCAGTTAACTGATACCGCACCGATGGATATTGTTTCTCAGGCTAAGGAACGTATTGAACAGGTACAACTTTGGTCAAAGCAAGCAAGGATACCTACAGGTTTCGCAGAACTCGATAAGTTAACTTATGGAGGTTGGTCTACTGTAGAGGAATTGGTAGCGTTGGTTGCCGGCACTAACACAGGTAAGTCATTTATGTGCGCGAAGATGTTAGAAGCCGCAAACGCTTCAGGGTTCCCCGCCGCGTTATATTCTCCGGAAATGCAAGCACCCTATTTTGCGATCAGGTTTGATACTTGGCGTGGGCACTTCAAAAGTAATGAGTTATTCCAAGGAAAATACGGTGACGATTATTATACGTATATTGAACGTCTTCGTAATAGTCCGACGCCCGCGTATATCATAGAAGATAAGGATATGCCTGACGGGGTATCTCCGCGACATCTCGAAAGTTTTATCAAAAAGCACGGGATTAAGTTGCTTATTATTGATGGTATCTCATATATGAGTGATGATAAACGTGCAACAAGTGAGTATGAAAGGCTTGCTCATATCGCCAAAGACTTATTCCAACTGAGCAAGAAGTATAGTTGCGCTGTAGTAATTGCGGTTCAGGCAAATCGTGAAACAAAAGACGCTAAAGATGAAAAGGGCGTACCGTTTCCGTCAATCTATAACATCGCCGGTTCATTTGCTATCGCGCAGATTGCTACTCAGGCATTTGCTTTAAGACAGATATTCGATAAACACGTGTTCGAGATCAAGTTAGAGAAAACACGTATGTCTAAGAATGATAAGAATATCTTATCGTATTCTTGGGACATCAATACCGGTAATATGCAATACATGGCAGGAGATCAGACAGAAGACCCGATGGCTAATATGCCGGATACGAGTAGTATCTTGCCTACATCTAACGGACCTGTACCTGATATCATCGCCGGACTTGATCTTGGCGACGCCGATAGTGACGTGGAGTTCTAATGTCTGATTTACGGTTATTGCAGAGGATTCAGACTTATGACAAAGATTGGTGTTATCAGTATCAGAAAAGATTAGACACCTTGTCCGAAGATATGCGTGAATATAATTGGACTGAGGAAGATATAAAGAATATCTCTCTTGATGATTTCAAGTTCAGTTATATTGATACCGAAGTAGAAAAATACCGAGCTACCAAATTTATCGAACGCTATGAATGGCTCGGTACAGTAGGTTCTTTCCCCACACATTGGTTTATTGCAACATATAAAGGTATATTGGGTGGCGTAATCATAATGAGTATGCCTAATTCATTCAGCAAATTACTCGGTGAAGATACTAAGAATATCGAAAGACTTATAGCAAGAGGGGCTTCGGCGTCTTGGTGTCCTTTTAATCTTGGTAGTAAATTTCTGATGTGGGCTATCAAATGGATGGTCAATAATACTCAGTACCGGCTATTTACTTGTTATAGTGACCCACAAGCTAAAGAATTAGGTAGTATCTATCAGGGTTTGAATTTCTATTATTTAGGACAAAAGAGTGGTGCTTGTGTCAGATGTGTAAACCCTTATAATCCGGCGGTGCTGATTTCTGACAGGGCGTTCCGAGCAAGAAGTATGTATAAGCGTTACGCCAAAGATTTAGGTATAGTATGGCAGTCAAATTGGAATAACGATCAGTCTGTACTTTGGGATAATATACCTGATGACGTAGAATTAAAACTGCGCGAGTATTCGAAGAAAATGTATCTTAATTCAAAGAAGATCATATTCCCAAATAAGCATAAGTACGCATTTGTCTTAGGTCGTGACAAACGTGAAACAAAAGAATTGCGTAAACTGTTCGAATCGCTTAATGATACTTATGCCTACCCGAAGGAACGTGGAGATATGGGTGATGTACCGGAGATATTCAATGATTTTGAAGTCGAGATACCGGAACAGCAAAAGCAATTTCGTCTATTTGATATTTAATCGTTAATATACGTATGATAAGTTTATATTGTGGTAATTGTTTAGATTTTGTTAAGACACTCGAAGATTCGAGTGTAGATTTAATTGTGACTGATCCTCCTTATAAAGTCACTTCTTATGGCTGTTCCGGTAATGCCGGCGGTATGATTGCGAAGAAGCAGACAATGAAGGGTAAAGTATTTGAACATAATGATATTACGCCAAGAGAGTATGCTTCTGAATTTTATAGGTTATTAAAAGACGGTAGCCATTGTTATGTAATGACTAATCATGTAAATCTTATTGATATGTTAAATAGTTTTACTTCTGCAGGATTTCATTTCATTAAGTCTTTGATTTGGAAAAAAGATAATAAGATTATGGGAAGATTTTATATGTCGCAATTTGAATATATTTTATTCTTCCGTAAGGGTAAAGGTGTTCAGATCAATAATTGTGGAACAAGCGACATATTAGAGATACCTAATAAGAAAACAAAAGATTCCGAAGGTAATAATCTGCATGACACCGAGAAACCTGTGGAACTTATGCAGATACTTATAGAAAATTCATCACAATCCGGTGACGTAGTGTTAGATCCGTTTATGGGAATTGGTAGTACAGGTGTAGCGTGTCAACTTTCGGGCAGGTCGTTTATCGGTGCAGAATTAGATGAAAATTATTTTAAGATTGCAGAACAGCGTATATCTAATGTAGATAGTACAGTTGATATTGCTACTAAAGTAAATTTGTCGAAAGATACTAATACACAATTTAGGTTATTTTAATGATTACAGAAAATATAACCCCAAATTTTGA